CCCACACCAATTATGGCTGGAGTAAGAACTAAAATTAAGCAGTTTGCTAGCTGCGTTTTAGTAGACGTTGATGATAGCCTTTCTTCAATCTTCTCAAGTGTACACGCCGTGGGTAAGTATACAGCACGACGGGCTGGTATTGGTTTAAATGCTGGCAGAATTCGACCAATTAATGCTAGTATTCGTGGCGGCGAGGTTATCCATACTGGACTCATTCCATACTTAAAGATATTTGAGTCTACAGTAAAGGCAACTAGTCAAAATGGTATTCGTGGCGGTTCAGCCACGGTTCATGTTCCATTCTGGCATTATGAAATAGAGGATATTGTTGTTCTTAAAAATAATGCTGGAACAGATGATAATAGAGTAAGAAAACTTGATTATTCTATACAGTTCAATAAACTGTTTTATGAACGACTAATTAAGAATGAAGACATTACGTTATTTAATCCAGAAGAGGCAGAGGGTTTATATGAAGCTTTTGGAGATAATGAAGAATTCACAAAGCTATACGAGAAATACGAATCTTCTAGAACTATTAAAATGAAAAAGAAGATTAATGCTAGAAAGCTTGCTGAAATTTTTGCCAAAGAAAGATTAGAAACTGGCAGAATATATGTAATGAACATAGATAATGCTAATGAGCATGGATCTTGGAACGTGCCAGTGTATATGAGTAATTTATGTCTCACCGGAGATACTAAGATTGACGCCATTGTTGATGGCAAAAAGGTATTAATACCATTATCAGAACTAGATGATATATTCAAAGCAGGAAAGGAAATAATGGTTCTATCTAAAAATATAGACTCTTCTGTTATTTCATATGAAAAGGTATCAGATAGCGCATTAACAGGCGAAAATGTAGAATTAATACAGATAGAAGACATTGATTCTGGATTTACTATTAGGTGTACACCAGAGCATAAGATATTTACAAAAAATCGCGGATACGTAGAGGCAAAAAATCTACAAGAAAATGATGAATTAGATATTATACCATGATGTAAGATTTCTGTGTATACTAAGATAGAGATCATTCATCTTAGGAGCTAAGAAATGTACGAAATATACTGCTTAACATTCAAAGACACAAATAAAAAATATGTAGGATTTACTGGCCAAGGAGTAATAAATAGAATTCACAAGCATTACATCAACGCTAGTTACGGAATAGATTCTCATTTATATCGGGCTATTAGACTTTATGGTATTGAAAATATTACTATTGAAATCTTATACTCATCAGAAAACAAAGACGAGGCACTGCTAAAAGAGCAGTATTATATTAATGAATTAGACACAATTAAAAACGGATATAATGAAACATATGGTGGCGTTGGAGGATGGTCTGTTCCAGATCACAAGCTAGAAGCGTGGAAAAAGTCAATAAAAAAAAGAACACAGGGATTTGATAATCCAAACTCTAAGTCAATAACAAATGAAGAAATCTTAGAAAAAGCAGTAGAGTTTTACAAGGATAATAATAATAAATTAATAAGGGCGGCTTGGTTCAAATATTGCAAAAACAACAAACTACCGGTCAGTTATACAAAATTTAGATTTGGTGGCGGTTATAAAAATTTCATCATAGCATTGAAATCAAGGCTTAATGACCTAAACATACCACACAGTGAAGATTCTTTTAAACTTTCATATAATGAGCGATATAAAAAAGAATATAACGAAAAAATAAGTAAAACACTAAAGGACAAACATGCTAAAAATTCAAAAAATAAATGAACGAGCAGATGTTTTTGATATCACAGTAGCGAATAATAATAACTTTTATGCTAATGGTATTTTAGTACATAATTGCCAAGAAATTATACATCCAACAAAGCCAATTAATTCTATAGACGATCCAGAGGGCGAGATTGGCATTTGTATACTATCAGCACTGAATCTGTTAGAATTAGAATCTGATAAAGATATAGAGCGAGCATGTTCTATGGCAGTAAAGACTCTAGAATCTATCATTGATTATCAAGATTATCCAGTATTAGCTGGTGAAAACTTTACTAAAAATAGACGATCATTGGGTATAGGAGTTACTAACTTTGCTGCTTATCTAGCAAAGCACAAGCTTAAATATGATGATCCAGAAACTCTCAAACTAGTTCATACTACTATGGAAAAAATACAATGGTATTTACTAAATGAGTCTTGCAAGATAGCGTCACAAAAAGGACCGTGTGCTAAATTTAATGAAACTAAATACGCACAAGGTTTATTACCAATAGATTGGTATAAAAAATCTGTTGACGAACTAGTAGCTCCAGAATATAGTATGGATTGGGAAGGCTTAAGAAATAGAATCAAGAAGCACGGGCTAAGACATTCTACATTGACAGCTATTATGCCATGCGAGTCTTCTAGCGTTATTCAAAATAGCACCAATGGCATTGAGCCTGTTAGAAGCCTTATGTCTTACAAAAAGGCAAAAAACGGAGTGTTGAAGCAGCTAGTGCCTAATTATTCATCAAGAAAAAACTACTATACTACAGCTTGGGAAATGAAGGATAATAAGGCTATTTTAGGCATATGTGCAATATTACAGAAGTTTGTAGATATGAGCATTAGTGTTAATTTGTACTATAATTATTCTCATTACCCAGAGGGGAATATCCCTCTAAGCGTTTTAATAAAAGACCAATTATACGGCTTTAAGTATGGAATAAAGAATTTTTACTATTGCAATACGCCCGATTCTGACGGAGATACGGAAAAGGGACTTCTTTCAGAAACGTGTGCTGGAGGATCATGCTCAATATAATGGTCGCTCAGACTTCCCCAAGCAATAAGTTTGATCAGAACCCTATGTGTATATATAGTTGCATAATAAGAAAGTTATAAAATGAAATCATATTCTCAATTTAATCAAGATTTGTGGGTTCTATCTCTGTATCCAGAACAAAAGGGGTTTTTCCTAGATATTGGTTGCTGCGATGGAGAAAGAATTTCTAATACATATCTACTAGAGCAAAGCGGCTGGATTGGTATAGCCGCAGACCCATTTCCAACAAACTTCCAAAATAGACCAAATACCATTCTTGAAACAGTGGCTATTTTTTCAGAAGAATCTACCGTATCATTTTCCAAAGCTGGAGATGTTGGCGGAATAACAGATCTTTTAGGATTTTGGAAAGATGCTCCAACCGTCAAGGGTGCTGATAAGGTAGAACAAAAAGCTATAACATTAGAGCAACTGTTGGATAAGCATAATGCTCCTAGTTTCATACATTATCTATCATTAGACACAGAAGGTTCAGAGTATGAAATTCTGAAAACTTTTCCATTTGACAAATATAGTTTTGGATGTATAACAGTAGAGCATAATAATGAAGAGCCAAAACGATCTAATATTATAAGTCTACTACAACAAAATAAGTACAAATTAGTTAAACAAGATAACGTAGAAGATTACTTCGTGAGAGAAAAATGAAAACAATATTAAACATTAAGAATGTAGACTATTTAAAACAGCCATTATTCTTAGGAGAAGATTTGTCTCTACAGAGATATGACAAATTTAAATATCCAGTATTCTTCGATCTTTATAAAAAACAGCTTGAATTCTTTTGGCGACCAGAAGAAATAGAACTAAAGAAAGATCGTAATGATTTTAAGAATGATGATATAATGTCTGAAAATGAGCGTTTCATTTTTACATCTAATTTAAAATATCAAACAATGCTTGATTCTGTCATTTGTAGAGGAGTTCCGAGTTTTAATCAATATGTCTCCAATCCAGAACTAGAAGCCTGCATGAACGTGTGGCAGTTCTTTGAGCAAATTCATAGCTATAGCTACACTTATATTATCAAGAATGTTTATAGCAATCCAAGTGAAGTGCTAGACAGTTGCTTAACAGACAAAGAAATTCTCAAAAGAGCTAACGTTGCCATTAAAGAATACAACGTCCTACGCGAAGTAGGAAGATCTGGCAAGCTTAGAGATATTAAGAAACAAATTTATCTTACACTAATAAGTGTTAATATTTTAGAGGCTGTACGCTTTTATGTTTCTTTTATATGCGCATTTGCTTTTGCTGAAAACAAAAAGATGATTGGCAATGCTGACATTATTAAATTAATCAAAAGGGATGAGGCTCTTCATCTATATAATACTCAGGAGATTATCAAGATCTTGAGAACGAATGAAGAAGAGGGATTTGTCAAAATCGCAGAAGAATGCGAAGAAGAAGCGGTTCAGATGTTTGATTCAGCCGCTATGGAAGAAAAGGCTTGGTCAGAATATCTATTCAAAGATGGATCTATAATTGGATTAAACGAAAAAGTAATGGCAGAATATATAAATTGGCTATGTATGACAAGAAGGAAAAATATAGGTTTGCCATATGACAAAGGTTGCAGAAATCCCATAGCTGGATGGACAGACCCTTGGATGAATAGTGAATCTGTACAAGTGGCACCACAGGAGCATGAAATTACATCATATAAAATTGGTGCTAGTAAAAATGATTTAGAGGATATGGACTTGGGAGGATTAGATATATGACTATGGATATTGATATGAACTTTCTTGTGAATGTCAAATTATTAAATGAGCTTAGTAAGGTGCCAACCAAAACAAACTATAATGATGCTGGATTCGACCTATATTCTAGCGAATCCGTCGTTATACCATCAAAACAACGAAAGACCGTTAGTACAGGGATAGCAATACAAATGCCAGAACATTTTGCTGGTTTAATATGGCCACGATCTGGCCTATCAGTTAAGCAAGGCATTGATGTTTTAGCAGGAGTAGTAGATAGTGGGTATAGAGGAGAGATAATGGTATGTTTATATAATACATCAGATTCTGATGTTAATATTCATACCGGGGATAGAATCGCACAGATTATATTCCAAGAGGTTCCTCGCGTAATCATGGATGTTCATGCATCGTTAGGTTCCTCGCAACGGGGAGAAAACGGCTTTGGGAGTAGCGGCACATAACAACTCGACA